GTTGTTACTGCAAATTCAGCGAGTGACTGACCACTACGGCCTTTTAGTTTTTTTCTTAGTGATTTGAACATTTCAGTTCTCCTTCAAGTTGTTATTGTTACCTATATAATACAATAATTGTACCACAACCTGTTATTTTACAAACTTTTTTTTATTTTTTTATTTGTGTTGATATTGTTGAACTTAGAGTATAAAATAAAAAACCCCACTAAAAAGTGAGGTTTCAAAATGTTACATATGTTACAAACTGTATCAATAAATTACAAATGGTAATTTTGCTGTAACAAATTCCCAAATAATCATACCTACAAATGTAAATAAACCACCCAACATTGTTGCTAAAGCATCTTTATTACTCCATCCACTTGTTGCATAATAAACATCATATAGTTCTTTACCAAATGAAACTATTAACATTACTATCCATGATTCGGTAATTCCATATACTGCTGCACCACCCATAAAGTGTAGGAACTTATCTGTTCCCCATTGTAACATAAAATCATTAAATTTACTCATTAATATACTCCTTGATAAAATGTAGCTTCTGGATTTGTACCCACTTCCAAGTTTTGAAAAATAATTATACCATGTTGCATTATGTCAGCATATGGATTATAAAAATAACCATCCACCATACCATCTACCTTACCATCCTCGTACTTAGTAATTGCACCTTGTCCAAATTCTGTGTAATCGGATAGACCTACAATTTCTAGTGTTACTCTACCACTTGTAGTTTCTAATAATGATGGATCAGCTTCTGTACCACCTATGTATATCTTCTCATCTATAAGTTGTCCATTGTCTGCTCCATTATTATCATACATAATCAAAGCATAATGTTCTTTTTCAGGTGAGACTCTACCAAACTCTTTTTGAAAGTGAACCACAAATATCTTTTTTATAGAACCATCTTCTTGTACTGTAGATGCTCCATATGTAGTTACACTTTCATAATATTCACGAGGTACAATTTCTGAACCATTAACATACATTTGAATGTTTTCTTCTAACGGTTCTTCTACTCTGTCATCTTCACAACTAAGTGAAAATAATAAAAAAGAAAGTAAAAGTAGTTTTTTCATTTTTTTCTCCTAAAATACATCTTCTGATAAAATATCATCTATGGCACCTTTTATATCTTTATTACTGATATCTAATTCACCATCCATATCAGCCTTCCAAGTTTCTTTCTTAGAACCATCATAGAATAATGCCATTGATGGAAAGTTTCTAAATCTTAATTTCTTTACAACCTTTGGAGCATCTTCACTCTTGACTCTAATTATTTTACAATCTTGATATCCACTAACACCCTTCAGTATCTTTTCATCTACATCTTGTTCTTGCCATTCAGATGAAAAGATAGCAACTACTATTCCACCATTGATTTCTGATTTAAAGTTCTTGTCATTTACTTGTGAAAATGCAACAGACAGGAATAGTAATAATGTTAATATGTTTTTCATAACAAACTCCTATTTATCCCTTTTCCTTCGTTCAAGATCTTTGATATCTTTTTGTAATTCTTTGATGAGTTCTTCATACTCATCTAATACATCATATACAGCATCCATATCTTCTTGTAGACCTCCAACTTGGTTCTTATATTGTTCATATGACCGTGGCCAGTTATGACCATCAGGTTTGGATGGATATTCATCCGTAAAAATCTTTTCTATATCTATCTTTGGTAATTCTTTTGCCTCTTCAATTTCACCTTGTAGAGTATACCACATACCAATCAATGATGCCAATCCTGTTCCAGCTGCTATCATTGTTTGAACAGATAATGTAAATTTAGTATCCAATACTTTATCCTCTGATAATTCAATTGGTTCTTTTTTCTTAGGTTTTTCAACTGGAGGTATATCCTTTACCTCAGGTTTTATTTGTACAGATATTGGTTCGTTATGAATTTCTTCGTGTTTCTCTTCGTGCTTTTCTGTGTCTGAATCGTGATTTAATAATGCGTTAGTGATGTCATCAAAATCACAAAACCCTTGATCTACAAGTATTTCACCAAGAGTGCGTTTGTCACCCTTAACTTGAACTTGTAAGGCTTTGTTTAGTTGTCTTTTAGTAATAATATCCTCATCACACAACAACTTACCGATTTTGATGTCACCATTCATTTAATTACCACAATTACAATTTACACAATCACATCCACAACAGTCACACATAATTATCTCCTAGTTTAAGAATTGATAATTAAGACCAAATTTAATATCATATGCTGGTCTTTCCCAATAATACAGATAACGACCTTCAGTAAATACACCTAAGTTCTCTTTTATTTTTACACCTAAGATAGCACCAATGTCATAATCATTCCAATCGTGCCACATTGGATTCATATACATAAAATCACTTGCTTCACCACCCTCTTCTAAATGAGTTTGATAATGAGCAGCATTATGATAGGCATGTTTTGAATGACCATAGTGATAAGGTAGCCAATTACCCCAAGCATGTAACCACCACTTTTCATCATAGTGATACCAATCAACACCTAAAACTAAAGATGTTTCACTTTGATATCCTAAGTCTTTTTTAACACCACCTATGTAATTTTCTAACATTTTTGGAAAGTGGTAAATAAAATATTCTCTATCTGTATAAGCAAATATTCTACCTGACTCATCTCTCCACAACCAATCATGTCCCCAATATTCACCACCTTCATTCCAAAAAGGACCAGAGCCTTCAACTTCTCTGATCTCTCCTGTTTCAGGATCTACTTCATAAAGTGTTCTTTTTTTCCAACCAGTTGGTGAGTTCGGGTCAATCATAGTTGAGTCATACCACATATTATCATCAATACCAAAAGCATCTTCAGCAAAATTCCACCATTGTCCTTTATACCAAGTAGTATCAAGAACCATAGCATCAAATCCATATACAGGATGTTGTCTGTGTTTTAGACCAACAGAAAAGTGTAGTTTATTAGATAGTGCTTCAGGTGTAAGATGTATACGAATATCACCTTGACCGTAAGCAATATCTTCAAGACCTAACTCTGTCCATCCAACTTTTGCCATAACCCAATCACCAATATACCGCAACCAATATTCTTGGTTTAGATATTCATTACCCCATTGTCTACCTTGTGAGAATCTGATTAAGTATTCCCAACCCTTTACAGGACCAAATGTCGCACTTTCATTTGCGTTCTGTTCTGAGCCATCATACCAAGTTCCACCTCTACCAGCAGACTTAACACCTCGTTTGGGTTCGTATTGAAATCTACCAATCTTACGAAGTCCAAATGATGTTTGGAAATCAGGTTTTAATTCTCTTTCAGTTCGTTCTACTTGCAACACACCAGTTGATAGACCACCAACAATGGCAAATCTATCGTCTTGATAGCGAGGAGCATTTAAACTAAAACTTGAATAAGCTGTGGAATACTTAAAAAAGTTAGTAAAAAAGTTCTGACTAAACAAAGATGAGGATAGCAGTATCCCTAATATAATTTTCTTTAACATCTGTTTTCTCCTAAAGTTAATTTTAAAGAACCATCCACCACGCTGCACCAACTTCAACTATTATGTCGGCTGCCGTGTTCCAAGCCCATTTCTTTTTACTACCATAGACTCTCCAGTCCTCTATGATATATTCAAATATTTCCCATGCAATTCCAATGATTAATACCCAAAGAACTGCCCATAAGTCGGATGAACCCAACCATTGAGCTATTTTTGCAATAAATAAACCAGCTGCTATGTGATATGATGTCCAATGGTCAAGTTGACCTGAATCTAATTGCCATTGTACGATTTTATTAAAGGGTGTATTCATAATATTTCTCCTATATAAATATGTTAATAATCCATTCTTAATAAGAACTTCATAGGTAATTTTTTACTTTTTGGTATTGGTTTTGATAATTTAGCATAACCAATTAAACCATTTTGGTCATCATATAATCCTATTTCTGATATATAATTTGGAAAATCACTACCCGTCAAATTATCTTTTAATTGACCTAATCCATTTCTATGAAAGGTAGTAACATTAGTTGTATTATTAAGTTCATTTGGTTGTGTGTCACAAGTCCACTCATAAGTGTTAATAGTATGTATTCCTTGATAATTAATCTCATAATTACCACTAGTAACATCTGTATAATCATTTGTTCCATCAAAAGATGCTGTTTCAGTAATAGTAAACACTCCTATATCATAAAATATATTGCCAACATAATTGTCTTGAGATGATAAAGCAGATACCGATTGCGAAAAAGTAGCATTTGTAGAAAAAAGATTTCCATTACTATCGTCTACTATTCTAGCACCAGTTGTAGTATCATTCAAAACAAAGCTACCTTTTTTTATACCCTCATCAAATTTTGATTGTGGAATAAAAATAATAGAGCCACTTTCGTAAAATTTATTTAAAAAAGTTTTTTTACCAGTGCCGTCATTTCCTATTGTAAATGATTCATTAAAAGTCGTTTCATTTATATGTGAACCACTAAAATAAAAATTTATACGAGCAAAATCGTAGTAACTTTTAGATACAGAATTAGATGAGGCTGATAAAAATTGATGTCGTGTTATATCAGACTGAGTTAGGTTAAAAGTCTTATTAGACTTATACTCATAAGTGTTTTGATTATTAGTTGTGAATTGTTTATACATTCCATAACATTAGTAAGTCAAACGAACCTTGACAATTGCTTCAGAACTAAAGTTCTTATTTATTGGAGAACTTAATCTACCAACAGCCAATAAAGCATTTTGATTATCATATAATCCAACTTCACTAATAAAAGTCTGTGGATTTGTTACCATATCACTATGTCTTATCTTATAAGTTGAACCACTCCAAAAGGTTATATTTTGTGATAGGTTATATTCACTAGCTTTAGCTCTACAAAAATAATCATAGATATATTGTTGTTCTTCTGAACGAATTGTTATTGAACCCTTTTGTATAGCAGTTCTAATCTTGTTAGCGTTATCAGCTGCATCTGCAATTCTAAGGTCTGGTGCCAACCCATTACCAGTATTAGTAACTCCATGACCACTTCCACTTGTTACATAATTAGGATCACCAGGTAAACTTGATGAAAGAGCATTAGCACTTAGCACCATTAGACCAGCATCAGGATAAAAGAAACCATAAGTTTTAGAAGTATATGCTTCTTTAACATTTCCAGCAGAACCAGATACAACATGATATCTTGGACCGAATGGAGCAGATTCAGCATCTTCATTTTTAGAATCATCAGTTAATGATATAGCATGAGCAGCTCCATTAGACAATGAACCAGAGAGAGTTACTGTCCAAGTGCCAGGATTTAATCTATCTTTCATTTGTAATCTTTCAGCAGCAACAATATATACATCTGACTGACTTACAGCATTGGCACCGTTAGTGCCGTCAATCATTATAAAACCAGTTCCATCTCTTAATTTTTCAGCATTTGTTTCTGTAAAATTATAAAATTGTTTATAGATAGCTTGAGTAGTCCCCTCTACAGTTGTTGACTGTTCAGCACTACCACTACCTTCGATGTGACCATAAGTTACACTAAACATGTCTTTACTATTGTGTTGTAAATTATAGTAGTAAGATTTTTGTGTGGTAGATAGTGAAGAGGTTGTGAAGCTGGAACCAGCAAGTGTTCCAAGACCACCATCAAAAAATCCGTTAGTCACAGTAATCTGTGTTGTTATAGTGTCCTCTGCTATATTAAATGTTTTCATCATGGCTCAAATCCTACGCTGTTGTATTATTAGCTTCTATGGTTACGGTTACAAATGCTGGAGCAGAACCATCTCTTGTTATTTCAACACCAATAGACCTTTGTGTGGTTATCTGCTGTGGTCTTGCATTTATTATTAATTCACTTTGATTCGTAATTGTAGCAATTACAGGATCAGGATGGTCAAATGATGGCAAGTTAGTAGCACTAAAACCACCACCGATGGTCACTTGTTGTGGTGTTATTCCTGTAGAAGTTAAACCTCTAATATCTAATACCTTAAAAGTATACTCAGCACCTCGAACATTTGGAAAAACTCTTGGAATTATTGTAATAGGATTACTCTCAGTTTCACCAGGAATTTTACTTATCGTAACTGAAGTACCACTTGTTACAGTAATAAAAGAAAAGTTTTGTACATTTCTTTCACCTTCACCGTATAATCTATACCTTAAAAAAACATTATCATCAGGTACGGCTTCTAACATTGGAAGATTAGTTATTGCACTTCCATAAGCACTAGAACCAGACGGATGGTCTGCATTATAAAGTGTGTAGTCTACACCTGTATCTCCAAAAGCATATTGTGTGACTCCTAGTGGTTGTCCATTTGCTAACTTCTGTCGACCTAACTTAGTTAAGATGGCATCCACTATTACAGTATCATTATCTAAAATTCCCATAATTGTAATCCTTGTATTAAATTATATCTAACTATAAATATATCCAAAATTTATTTTACCTTATTACTTTTAACTTCTTAGTAGTATCTGAACCACCCACATTAATTATATAAGCTGAAATCGTTGGTGATGTATCTAATTCAGGATCGAAAAATGTTGGATTTGTACCATCATTTTGTGTTCCTTTGTAAATAAGATTTGTTAAATTATCTTTACTCGTACCAACCTTGAAATAGTGATTAATTGGATAAGTTATATTTCCATTCGTATCTGATTTAAAGAAAAGTGTTCTACCTACCATCCTACCATCTACAGTAGCATCATCACTACCAAAAAAAGATGAATAGGTATATCCACTTCCACTATCTACATAATAACGATTTCCAAAATGTCTAAAGTTATCGTGATGATTAAAAGGTTGTTTAGCACTTTTACCAACTCTATCTTCGTACGCACCACTTACAGGAAAAAACTCTTCAATATCACCAATAGTTCTAAAGTGAAATCTACTTTCATATTTGTAAGTATTAAAATCTCCATTACTACCAGCATTACTTGATTTAAAGAAAGTTTGATTTTCACTCTTTCCTGCATTTTTATAAAACTCATTTTTAGAGCCTAGTAATATATTAGTAAAATCATTTAAAGTAATATTAAAAACATTTTGATTTAATGAATCAGATAAATCAACTATGTCTATTGGTATTGCGTTATTTTCATGAGATTTTTCATTTGCCGTAGAAGTTACTCCCACATCACTAAGAACATTTACAGTTTGTTCTTTTAAATTTTCATTAGCAAGTGCCGATACAGAAAACTCATCTGTTGGAACATCAATTGTTTTACTGTGCTTATTTTGATTAAGTAAAACACTAACAGTTGGCTCTGATAAACTAGAAGAACCCATCACTTTGTTTGGATTTAATTGTGTTTGTAAAGAAGCTCTTTTTATTTTTGACCTGTGTAAAATATCATTTCTAACTTCATATGAAAATTCAATTTTAGATTTAGCTGGAATTACCTCTTCTAACTTTTCCATAAATCCAGAATCATCTGTGTGGTCTTCTATTGTAAACAAACTTTTAGGTATATCAACTGAAACACCTCTCTCAGTAACTAGTTTTTTTCTTAAATTTACTAAATCGCTATAAATTCCATCATTAACACCATCATCTAAAAAATCATCTAAGACAAAATCTGACATAGCATTTATTATTATTGAATCTACAGCATCAACATAAGAATAAGTTTTTCCAACCTTATTAATAATTTGTACTTTAGGTATGTTTGTTCCATCTTTTACAGGTTGTTTTAGTGTAGAAATATTATTATTTAAATTCCCAACAACTTTCAAATCTGAGCCTATTTTGAATTGTTTATCACTTTTAATAGAATCAGTTCCCCTAACTTGAAAACTGAAATTTTTAATTGTTGATACGCTATTTTTTATTGATAAACTAGGCTGAGATGATAATGTTTTATCAAAACTTTTTATCTTACTTTGAGATGATATGTCTTTTATGACAGTTGAATTTTTATTTTCGTTTAACGGATAATGATAAACTAAATTATCTCTTGCTGATGTAGCAGTACCACCAACTACGCTTTGATAATTTAATATGTGTTGTTTAAATTTAGACATGCTGATGTAAGCATCCCAAGCCCTAATTTCAGCAACTGAACCAGTTATTTGTTCACCAAATAATAGATTACCACCAGTCATACCTGATGCTGTTATAAAATTTTTGTTTATGTGTGAGCCAGATAAATGTGATGCGAGAACACTAGAATCATGTGTGGACATACTTACAAATTGTATATCTTTTATTTTATCACCATCTTTTCTACCAACAAACATATGATAAGATTGTGTAATTGATGTGGCTTCTGTTGTGTTACTAGCAGTCACTTCATTTCTTTGTAGAAGAACATTAAAGTATTTAAAATTATTTATGTCATTTATAAAATCTGTTGACATAGAAATATGATTAGTAGCTATATTAGCTCCGGCATGCTCTTTATAATTTAATCTGAATTCTATACTACCAGTGGTATTAGAGGATCCAGATGGTATTACTCTCAAATCCCAATTATCATTTGAACCACTTGACCTAACTAATGTTTGATTATTAGTTGTATTGGTTGTCCTAAAAATAAACTCTATACCGTTAGGTTTTGCTTCATTTGACCACCAATCTAAAGCTAAAAAATTAGAACCTGATGATAAATTTAGACTTCTAAATGGCTCTGTTCTTTCTAAAAATGAAACATTACCTGTAGTGTTTTTTAGACCATTATCTAAATCATTAACAACATTGTTAGTAAGGATACTAGGATTGTGTTCATCTATAGATCCTCCGTATTCAGTTAATTTAAAAGTATTGGTATCATACCCATATAAATTTAGTAAAGTATTTAGTCCTTCAGCAGTTCCTTTTGTTTTGTAAATATAAACAATGTTATTTAAAATTTTAGTCCATAAAGAATTAATAGCTTTTTTGTCACCAACTTCATCTCCACGAGTTCCTTCTAAATAATCTTCTATACTACCTGTTATTGGATTAAGTAAATCAAATCCTAACGAATTACCTATTATTGGTAATAAATTATCAGGAATAGAGTTTGGATTTTTATATCCCAACTTATAAAAATTATGATAATTATCTATGTAACTTCTTAACAAATCAAATTGCTCACCCAACATATTTACAAAGTCTCTAAAAACTTTATGTTCGTCACCCTCTCTTAAAAATTCAGGTAAATTATTTATTAAAGAATGGATATTATCATTATCATAATTTTCAGCAATAGTCTCCATTGAATCATACCAACTATTCCATTCTGATGAACCATCATAACTACCACTAGATGGTCTATAAATTTTTGAAAATGGGTGTATATCAGTTGGATTATTTTTTGACACAACTACATCAGTAAAAAATGCTTGTTTACGAGAAGTACCTTCAGTAAAAACAGGAAACAAATCACCTTGTGGAAGCAGAGAAGAAGTTATAAATTCCTCTGAATTAATAGTACCATCATCTTTAAAAGGTGTTGGAAAAATGTAAGGAGCGTAATCACCTGTAGCATCAAGCATACCATAAGCGAAACCGTTACCAGCACTACCACTAATTGAAGCTGATATTACATTTGAACCAGAAAGAATTTCCCAATCAATTGAATTTTTAACATAAGATTGTTCACCATCAATAATTGAATGTACACCAAAATTTTGTTTTGGTCTAAAATAATTTTGTTGTGCTTTAAAAATGTATCTTTGATAGTTTGATCCAGTGGTTTCTGGATTTAATATAGCAGAACCGCTCCAAGCATCAAAAGGTAATTTTCTATTATTATTGTAAGCATAATTACCTAACTTGGTTTGACTATTGGTATCGTAAAATTGATTTGCCTCACTACCACTTATATTTAAAGAGTATCCAACACTACCAGAACTTCTCAATAAAAAACTAAGATAGAAAAAATCATTTGAGTTATAAAAAGGTGGTTGTTCTACATTATATAAATCAGTAAATAAATGTATGTGACCGTTATGTCCTTTTTTATAAACTCTATCAAAACCATCAAAGTCTTGAAGTTTTGTTTCGGAGTTGTGTGTGAATCCAGATTGGACTTGTCCATAAAAATCTTTTCCAGCCAAGTTAGAACCAATTCCAGGAGCAGATGATGTGGAGTAGCTTTGACCATCGTGATACATAAAGTGTTCATAATGTGTAAACTCATCTTCAACCTTTCTTATTTGTTCAAATAGGTGTTTTCTTCTCTCCACTACTTTTAAGCTACTTGTGAAGGCAAGAGACTGACTGATTTGATTATATAGTCCTTCTAATTTTACTACTTTGTTTTTAAAATTTTCTAACTTTGATTTTGCTGAACCAAAGAAAACATGATTATCAAACTTACCATAATCTATGTTAAGATTTAAATCTTTTTGTAAACGAGTTACTTCTTCTACTATATTTTCTCCATATGAAGCAGTTATAGAATTATAATTGACATAAGAATCATTGACAGATGTATTTTCAGTAATGTAGGTTTCATCTATAGTTAGACCTAATCCACTTATAGCAAGTTTTTCTCTATCTATGAAAAATATTGTTTCAGTCTGTGATGATAAAAACTTATTTGATATATGAAAATTTGACTGTAACTCTCTTACATCATTAGGCAAAGGTTGATTTAACTTTAAAATAAAAGTATTTTTATTATCAGTAACTCTGTCTAGAGCATATCCATTTATTGGAACTAAACGACCTTGTGTTAATTCTAAGTAAGAGTTAAATTGATAAGTACCATCTTCATCGCCATCATTTAAAAATCCAAAAAGTTGATTTACATAATCATCATCCAATCCATTAGAATTTATATTCGTATCAACAACTAACCTTATTTCTTTTCTACTAGGTGATATTTCAGAAATATATAATTCATTGTTTTCTCTAAATCTAGTTATAAAATCAAATTGTAAATTATAGTTGTCCTCACTAAAACCTTCTCTATCTAAATACTCATTTGGTTTTAAAAATATTTGATTATCTCTTATGTAAAAATCATTTAATTCTGACTGTAATATTGTAGAATCTTGAAATAAACCAATATCTGAAAAGACAGATGTTTTTATTTTGGGAAACCCTCTTCCTTCATTTTGACCACCCAATTCATATTGAATTTTACCAAAACTTTCTTTATCAGTTACACCTTTGCTTTGCCAATAAGAGCTATTGGATATAGTGCCATTACCCCAATTCTTTTTTAAATCAAAATAACTATCTACATAGATTTCACCAAATGATGTGAACTCATAACTTCCCGATGAAATCAATTCTAAAGTATCATCATTATATTGTCTTAATATTTCCATTAAAATGCCTGTTCATCTATTGTAGTTTCTAGCAAAGGTGTTCTCATCACACCATCTCTTTGAATTTTACCATCTTGTGGTTGATTAACTTTATAGTCTCCAACTAAAATTCCTTGTTCTTCAAAACCCATTTGGTTTTGTATAATCAGAAACTCAGAATTTGCTGGATTTAAATCAACAACACATTTATCATCACCTATAAATATATCGGTAGCTAAACTATTGATTGGTAAATCATCAAAGCCATTTGTTATCCACTCTAACTTATCAGCTCCAATAAAATCATATATGTCTTTTGGTTCTGTAAAAATTCTTGTCTGTGACAAATCAATTTGTCCAGGTCCTTCTCCTAAAAACCCATCATTTATTTTTTCTACATAATCCTTTGATGAAGCTTTCTGTAGGTAGTCCTCTGAAATAAAGTTGTCATCCTTTACAATTTTAGATACCGATGTATGATATTCTGATTGTTTATCAAATCCACCTATAATTACTTGATTATCTCCAATAGGTAAAAAATTAAAATCAGTTCCGCCAAATACAGCAAAATCTTGAGATTGTAAAAGTCCATCATTTACAACTATGTTTTTTGTTACAAGGTAAGTTTGTGTTAAAAAAGATTTACTCTTATCATATCTATAAACAATTATTTTTATAGACTTGACGCCTGGCGTATTATAAACATGACTTACCGAATCTTGTATTGGAACTGCTTCTCTATTTTGTGATGCAAACCATTTTCGTAAAAAATAATTATCGCTCTGTGGATATTCCTCAATATCATAAAGATTAAAAAAATATGTATCTCGTATATCGGTATTGGATAATAATTTTTTTTCATCGCCCCATTGAATAACTTGATAGGTAAAATAAGAATTATTCATTCCAAAATCTATATTCCCAACAAATTCAGCTATATCATCTTCACTTAACTCGGGATCTATATAAAAAAGATTAGATATGTCTTGTAAATTTTCATTCGATATTTCATTTTGAAATTCAAGATTATTAAATAATTGTACATTAAATGAAACTTCTAAAGGATAAGAAGTATCGTCATACTCAACTAATTTTTCTTTACCGTCATAATATAAAAGTTCATTTTGATTGACTGTTGTGGTATCAATTAAAAAAATTTCGTCATTAGGTCTTATACTATTAATGATACTAGAATCATCAAAAAAGAAGTTATACTCAAAGTTTGGAGCTCCTAGTCTTCTAAAAAAATCAAAGATTGATTCATCGCCTATAGCTTCAGAAGTAAAACCATCATTTAAAATATCCAATTCCCAAAAACCGTCTTCGTTTATAAATGGAACAGATGATACATTACTTAGTATAACATGAGAGCTTTCACTAGGATTTCTAAACCTAAGTTCTTTTGGAAAAAAAAGTTCATGTGTAAAATCACCAGCATAAGAGGCTTCTTCTATTTCAAGTTCATCAAATGCTCTTTCAAAAACCAAACCTTTATTCTCTCCAAAATCAAACTCAAATCTAAAACGATTGTCGTCTTGTATCTCTTTTATATAGGCTAAATTATTATTATTAGGAAAATCCTCATTGACATCAATTTCTAATTGTTGTCTGAATTGTCTATTATCCCATCTACCAGCTTGTCTATTACCACCTGAATAATAATGTCCCCAAACCACTATATGCCTATCTTGTTCTAATCCATCTAAAACTTCGTCTATGTCATCGGTATAATTAATACTAGGTACATTATCAGGATTTGAACTTATCTGTGTGTTTTGAATATCGGTAATAGTATCAGTTAGGATATCACCATAAACCGCATTGCTTCGACCTGCAGTGCCTGATATCAATTCTCTGTTATATCTAACTCTTACTAGAGGATTAGGTCTTTCAAGTATACCTTCATTAAACCCAACACGAACATCTCTACCTCTAGGATCTGAAGTTGGGATTTGACCAGTATCTAAAGTAAATACTCTATTGTCTTTTACAATTGAATTCCAATTTCCTAAAGAAAAATCTTCTAAGTTATCATTGTTCAATCCAAGTTCATTTACAGAACCATTTGGATAAACACCTGGTGTTGACCAACTTGGATATTGTTGTTTTTTAGAATATTCCATTAAAATGCCTGTTCTGATTTTTCTGTTTCTATACCATCTGGTATTATTAAAGTATCAATTTTAAGTCTTAGGTTTTCATCAAGAGACAATTGAAAATCTTGATTATATTCTATTTTATTTATTTCTGTTTTGTCAATTATATCTTCGGTAGTTCCAAAAGGGATGTTATATTCAATATCTAATATTAAATTTTCATCCACTTCATTTAAATCAGTTATTGGTGACATTGTAGCATTACCATATGATGTGTCTACATTAACATCATCTTCAAAAATTCCATTTTCGTCTAACTTAGGCAAAATAGGATATAGATGATTATTTTCCCATTCTTGCAAACTATTATCAAGTATAACTATTTCATCATAAGATTGTCTTGGAGTTTTCATGCCACTAGATACTCCGATTTCATCATCAACACCAACATTCTTTACCAACAAAGTGTCTTTTAAATTAAAAAAATTATAATCATTTGGTATTATATTTTTCCAATAAATTTTTTCATTTGGGACATCACTATCATCACTTTCAAATCCTAGTTGTTCCCACATTGGTTTTACACCCTTATAAATTTTAGTTGTTGCTATATCAACATTATTTAAAGCAGTATCTTTAAATGTATTTGTTAAATTTTTATTTATGAATCCGTTATGTATCTTAGCCATGTCTGTTCCTACGGATTACCTCTTCTGTCATCTGAAGAAGTTTCTCCAAGTTCAAATAACAAATCACCATCTCCAAAATTTTCTGGTCCTGGTTCTATAGTCATGTTTATACTATACCAACCTCTTATTAAATCACCTGAATTTCCCTCTTCACCACCAATAACAATAATTTGTTGAAGTCTAAATCCACTACGACTCTCACCATCTAATATAATTAAATTTTCTGGTGGTTGTCCTTGAATTTCAAACTTTACAAATAATCTTGGTCTACTAGAACTATCACCCAATAAATCTATACTATTTATCTCGTTTACATTTTCTCCATTTAAAATATCAGCCTCATAAAAAAATTCACCTTCAATTACTATTTCTTGACCTTTATCATTTGTTACTATGTCTTGATCATTCAATGGTAAACCAATGTCAATAAATCTTATAAAACTAGCCTGTAAACTTTCTCCTTGTTCTACCACTTGAAAACCAATATTAAAATTATAATCACAAGAGCCATCATCTGTGTTAGCACCTTCTACAAAGTTATTAGCATTAGAATCTATACACCCAAATATTATTTCATCTATAAGTGGCTCAGTTGAATCACTTATCTCAATAGAATATGGATTTAAAAGTGATGTAAAATTGTCATTTAATTCTGAATTTATTTTATTTAAAAAATTAAATATCGTTAACCTATCTAATAGATTTAATTTTTCTACTAGTTTTGGCGTAGCACTTTCATTTTCTTGATTTAAAGTTAATGGATTTAATCCCATTATATTAGCAGTCGATTTAACTAATGAAGAGTCTGAACTTAATCCACCTATGGTGGCAAAATTAGAAAAGTCATATAATTTTAATTCATAATTCTCAGAGGGATTTAATAAAATATTTGTTTGAAACTTTTCGTAGCCACCTATGATACGACCTTCATAGATAGCACAAACTAAGCCAGTTATGGAGTAAAAACCTGGTTTCTCATAAAAGTGTTCTAATAGAGTTGTTCCTTCTAATAATTTTAACTCACTTGTATGTTCTCTTGGAGTACCATCACCCCAATCCAAACGAAAAAGATAAAAGCCAGTATCTTCTCTATCCACAGAAATAGACTGTGATATGTAAAAATCAAATCTGTTTCTTCCACCACCAGTAAACTTTTGTTTTGAACCATAAGTTTCAATATTATGAGATGGCGTTCTACCACTAGTTCTTGGGTATAAATAATAATTTATTTTACCCTCAGTTGCTAAATTGTATTCAGTTGGATTTATTTGTTTATCATAATATCTATCTAATCTAATTATTTCGTCATCATTGTTTACATCGGTTACAAATGGTAAAGCATCAATTGAATATCTATAAGTTGATGAAACATCAAAACTTTCATTAAAAACAATCTCCTCTTCATTATCATCAATAATAGGTCTAGTATTCAAAGTAGTCTCTATTTTTCCTTTTACATATGACTGAAAAATATTTTCATCAAAATTAGAATTTTCCCAATAATCTCTATTATTAAGAGTGAAAGTTCCTAAAGTCTGACGATTGTCTCTTTCCTCAGTAACTTTTGTTGAGTTGGGAAACTCGAATGATGAAGAATTTATAAAATTAGGATTATTATAAGTTAAATCAATTCCTCTATCGGGTTGAAATACTCTTAGTTGTTCATTACCATTACCACCCTCAGTTGGTGGTCCTACAGACTGTTCTGCTGTATCGAATAATTCCTCTATGGAAGTAAATTTTGACATAGTTCATTTATGATGGTGTTGTTGATACTTCCCCATCCGTTTCTTCTAACTCAGAATCTGGTAAATCTGGTGAAGTGGTGGTTGTTGTTTCGTCTTTCTCTGTAGTAGTGACACTTAAATCACCTATCTTGTAACCTCGTGCCCTTAAAAGTTCCGATTTACTAATAATTTCTACTTTACACTTAGCACCAAGTCCACTATTTGATACCAAAGAAGCCTCATCAATAATCTCTTGACTTGGATTAGTAGCACTTACATAATTTAAATCTATGTGATTTAACCAATATTCTTTACTCCTTCGCAGTGGACTATCATTATCAACATTTAACTCATTGATATTTGGATTATAAGTAGCACAGATAAAATACCATTCATTTAAATCATCGGTTGGTATGTTTGGATAAAGTTGATGTATTACATTATTAGTATAAAAATCAATAGGACTACTTTGATTAACAGTTCTTCTAGCTCTATTTTCTACACCCCAATGATTGTCTCGTAAAGTTCCATCACCCTCTCTAACTGTTAATCTAATCCATCTTTTGTAATTATTAGCATTATCAACATTGGTTCTTGTTTCTAATCTAAATCCCTCTCCATTTTCATCTAAAGGATTACCAAAATTAAAAAGTGTTCCACCTTGTGTTTTTCCAACAAACCTCACCCACATAGTTATCGTAAAACCTTCAACCAAGTAAGAAGGTCCTGTAACACCATCTATCGTAACTTGTTTTTGAAACTCTAACAACCCATCATTTTCATTTCTTAATATTATAGCTTGATTTGGTTTTCTTATTTTAAGAAATCCTTCAGATACATTTTCATAGTCAGGTCGTTGGTCAATCAAAGTTTCGATAACATTATCAACATCAGCAAGATATGTATTTAATTTATTTCTCATTGACTCAAGAGTTTTTCCTTGATTGTTAGTGTCTTGTTCTGCCTGAGAATCTAATCTAGTTATATAAGCATTAGTAAGGGATGGGGAAGCACTAATACGAGACTGTTCATCTTGGTCATAGTTTTGAGCTGATTCAACTATATCATTTCCATCATTGTCAACAAAAATAGGTTTTGGTCCTATTAAATCATTGAAGTCACTAAAGAAATCATTTATCTCATCTTGACGAGTTGTTTGGTTTGGTAGTAATTCAAATACACGAGTATCTAATACCTCACGAGCTTTTTCAGGATTTATTTTTACACCTGTTTTTGGTTTCGTCAATTGACTAAGATTTAAAATATTTATGAAAAATCTATCTCTTACTACAGCAGACATTAAGAACCTCCTGACTCTTGTGTTTGAATAAGAGCTTCATCATAGTATAATATTGCCTCTTCAGCAATAACAACATCAATTATAAGACCATCATTATTATATCTAATTACATATTGTTGTAGTTTAAAATATTCTCCAGGTTCTAATGGAGAGTCGAATGGATTAGAATAATCAATTTCATCTGGTAATACAAGATTGAATTTAGATTCAATATCAGTAATAAAATTTTCATGTATATTCTGACAAATTTGTTCAAAATTTTCACCTTGTAAATCTTCTCTATTTTCTAAAGTATTTCGGTCTTTTTTATAAAATACAAGTGGTTCGTTTTCATTACGACCTGTTTGTTTTTTCCCATCTCTTATTGTAGTTTGCATTGATAAAATTTGTTCATCACTTAGAGTATTATTCTCAAACCACTTCTTGTAAATAACATCACTAACTATTTCCCTAACTGCTTGTATAGTTTCATAACTAACTTCTTCAACAACATTGGCACTTTCAGCTTGAACCATAGTAGTTTGAGAAATTAAACTTTGAATTATTATTTCTTCTGGCTTTAGCTCATGAACTACACCCAACACACCCTCATTAATCATTGCAGTACCATCTTCATGTAAATGATATAAACCTACATATGGATTAAGTAAATTTGGTAAAAGATAATCTGATTTAGGATCAGCAAAATACCAATTGTCCTCTTCATTAGCAACCAATCCAACTTCAACTATTGGATTTATCAATACCTCTTCCTCTAGTGCTTGTTGTTGGACAGGCACTATAATCTCTTCGGGTAATAATTCATGAACAACTCCTAGAGTGCCAGCCCTAATCATCCTATCACCGTTCTGATGTAAGTGATATGGACCTACATATTCTTCACCCGTCTGTTTGAATACAAATTGACCTGGAAGTGCCTGTAAATTTACTTGCACAATTGGATTATCCTTTAATATTTCCTCTTGTTCGTCCAATATAGTTTCTGTATCTTGCTGTTTAGTAGTCATGGACTGTTGACTAGATGTGCTACTAGCTGTTTCACTTTGTTGAGTGGTTGTAGTCTGTCTAGAAATTTGTTGAGTAGTTGTTGTTTGTTGTTGACCAGTTCTTTGTGTAGTCGTAGTTCGTCTACGAGTTGTCTGTGTAGTCGTAGTCTGTTGTGGATCAATAGGATCAGTTTGCTGAGGTGAAGGTGTGACTTGTTGTCTTGTATGATAAGGCATATTAAGTCCTCAATATAAATTCAAAGTCGTTATCGTAGATTATCTCCTGACCATCGTTGTGATTAACCTTTATCAGTATTTTATAAGCACGATTAGGCTCAAAGGCATTTAAGTCTTGTTTGAAATAGTTGGAAGTATTATCACAACTCATTGTTGTGAAAGCACTAAAAGGTACAACTGATTCGTTTGTTGCCATATCTATAATAGAATAAAAACCCGAACCATGTGGTATGAAACTACCACTGACAGTTTGAACTGATGTTGTAAATGATTTTTGTATGTATCTTTTTCGAGCACCAAATCTAAACTTAACAGTTTCGTTTTCTTTATATGCTTCTCTAAAATGTAATGGATATAAAAAGTTTTCACTATTGCCACTAACATCTAGTTCAGTTAAACTGCCTGTATTTGAACCAGTTGCTGGTAGATGGTCATCCCATTTTAATTCTATTTTTGGTGAGTATATCGTATTAGTTTGTCTTGAGAAAAATTTTAAATCTTCAAAACTACCAGTCGATATTTCTCTACTACCAGAAAGTCTAACTAATAAACCAAAATTATTATTTTCACCACTAAACCATTTTTTAGCAACAGAAGTTATATCCATATTTATATCAGGTGATTCGGATGAAAATGATTGTGTAACTTCATCTTCTGATATGTAAGTTCCACCAGCATCTTCCCAAGTGACTTCAGCTCCGCCTTGTGGAAACGATCTGTTTTCCCAACTACAACCATCTGTTGTTTTAGGAACATCAGCCTCTTTACCTACTCCTTCACTCCAAGATTCACTTATAGGATAAGCAGCAATTGTGTACTCTTCACTTAAACCACTTGTACCTTCGGTTTCATAAAGTCTTAAATTTAGTTCATAATCACTTGGTAAAACAGATGAACTAATATAAGTTTCAATTTCTTCAGTATCAAACTGTAATAAAACACGAGTTGGATAATGAAATGTTCTATCAAAAAATACTTTTTTTAATTCAAGAACTTCATCTTGTCCTGTATTTTTATCTTTAAAATCTTCACCTGTAATTTGATTTGAACCACTACTGATAAAGGAGTCTTTGGTTGTAAAAAAATATTTATGCATTATATCACTTTCCCATAAATGTCGTTATTAGGATTTCTTAATTCAAATACAGCAGGAGTAACTGATGGTCTATAAATTCCATTCTCTAAAGCGTTTTCAAAATTATATTGAAATCCATAGTCTATATTTCCATCAGAAACAATATCACCATCACCTTGATAATAGTAAAGTTTTCTGCCAGTGGCATATTCATCATTTCCATCTTGGAATAACTTAAGTTCTTGTATTCCTATTACACCATCTAAACTTAAAATGTTATATTGTAAATCATTCATATTAATTGATTGTTTAAATTGCATCTTTTCTACTTTGAAAAAATCTTTTATAACATCAATAACATTTAATTTAACTTGAGTTACATTAAATCGTCTATCAGCTGAAACTATAAATCTAACTCCAAAATTAATAAAGTAACCAGAAAATAAAGTATCATTTGCCGTAAATCCAAAATCAACGATGTCGTTAATCATTCTAAATTGATTTAAATAAGTGGCTACATTTTGTAATATAAGTTGTGGAGTTTGCACTAATTTTTTACCTTGATTGTAAGAAAGAGTAGAAACAAAAAGTGTACCACCATCTAATCTTTCAACATAAGCTTTAGCAATACTACCAAATCTAGTGGGTAAACTTTGTATTCTTGCCGTGTAATCTTCTTTAGTTACACAACGAAGTTGAGAAGCAAAAAAAGCACTGGCATTATTTCTTATTTCCTCTACTGTTTGTCCATCAGTACCACCTATACTTGGTTCATCATTTGTTACTGTTAACTCTACACCACTTGGGCTATTATTAACAGTTGTAAGTTCACCTGACTGAACATTGGTTTCAGATCCGCCTCCTCCTCGATAAGTAAATGTTAAAATAGTGTTTGATGGAGTCTCCCCTAAATTTAAATTATTACCAACAGTAAGACCTATAGAACCTGGTATATCAGAAAGATTAGTTCCATTTATAGTTACACCAGCTTGTTCTACGGGATCTACATTTGAACCAGAATTACTAAATCTAAATAATCCATTACCAAACTGAAATTTATATGTTTGAGTATCTTCATCAAACTTAGTGGTAAACTTTTTGTTTGTCTTTATATATTCAGCAACATAAGGTATTGGTATGGATGAAACATCATCACTAGCTTCTCCTTGACTGTAAGAAGTATCTCTTGTATTATCATTAGTGTAGTGTGTTTCTTTTAATACTTTTTCTTGTGCTAGGTAATCAACCCCATACCATTTTTGACCTGAGGCATCTACACAGTCTATGACTTCAATTAAATCATCTTCTCCTAAGTCTAACTCTAAAAATTTTGTTGGACTTTCTACTGTAAAAGATTTTGTTTTTGTTTTACCAGATATAGCTCTCACATACCTAGTTAAAACATAAGAAGTGGCCTCTCCATTTTCGTCAAGAATCGGTGAACTTATTTTAGGATCATTAGAGCCACTTGATGTGAAATCTATTTCACTTGTTGTTTCAAAAAGTATCTCAGAGTCGATATTTGAAGCAATTTGTAGTCCACTATCAATAGATGATGGAGCTTCACCGTATAAGGGTTCTCCATTATCACCAGCATTAATTGTTGTCTCTACTTTTAACCTAACAACTGACGGTGTTTTGTTTGGAGTTTTGTAACCAAGAAACTCTGCAAGTCTACGAATATTTCTTTTTTCTGTGGCAGTAGCTAAAATATTTTCTTTGTAATTATAATCAATGTAATAAGAAAGGACATCACCAACATAACTTGATAATTCTATCAACATCATACCTGGAGATGTTTCATTAAAATCTTTGTATGTATCAGGAAAATAAGATTTAGTATACTCAATTAAATCAGTTTTTATCGTGTTAAAATCTTTACTAGTATAATTAATATTTGTCGGTATTAATTTTTGTTTTTCTGTATATGCCATTAATATCTCCTATGTCTTAGTAACCGCCGCCACCACCGCCGCCACTAGTTCCAGCAGTAGCTCCACCACTTACATTGCCGCCACTCGAAGCACCACCACTTTCTGCTACTCCTGTTCCACCTGTAGTTAAATCTACTTCAACCGATTCTATATAATTTGGAGCTCTTTTTAAATTAAAATCTATCTTCACATTTACTTGGTTGGAACTATCCACTCTATTTACTTGAATATCTCTTAGTTCAACAAAAGGTAACCATATTTGAAATGTATCTAAAATTTCATTTTCAATTTTAATTATTGTATCATCATTTAATGGTTCAAATAATATCTCTTTCAAACCCATACCTAAATTTGGTTGAAAAACTCTTTCACTTTTATTAGTTTTTAAAAGAAGTTTTATATTATTTTTTATTGCGTCTACAGTTGTTTTTGTAGTTTGAAAATACCCATCACCGTTAGGAACTCTAGCAAAAGGAAAATCAATTCCTACAGAAACTCTCGTATCTTTATCTTCTACAAACCTATCTTTTCTTCTGTCTAATATTGGCATTTTATGATTTCGTTACTTTTTTTAACTGTACTTTACTTTTCATTGACTCTATCCTACCACCAGCTTTTAAATTACTTGGTTTTTGACCAGTATCACTAACAGCAGTGGTTATGGGTATTAATGGTATTGTTACAGGACCTCCAGCATTTGGAATACCTTGTACATTCGTGAGAGTCTGTGACATTTCTAATTCAGTAACAGTAAATGTTTGAGCTTGAACCCATTTTACTATCGCATCTCTCAAATCATCAGCTAAATCTTCAACTTTTTTCTTACCTTTAGCATCAGCATCAAGATATTCTTTTCCTAAGTTTTTTTCAAAGGCATCATATATGTCTGTCCTAAGTCCCATTCTTAAACCTTGCTTTTTCCTCTACTTTTTTCATTACTTGAGAATAATCTTTTGTGAACGCCTCTGTTAAATGTTCAGGCAAATTTTGTGTATTATCTGTTACAGACTGAACTTGAGGTTCTTCATTTATTTTTTTCCAATCATCAGATGCTGCTGTTTCAGCAAGAATATCATTTAAGATACTATCTTTTGTTAATACAGGATTTGATTGTGGTAATGTCGGAGTCGGAACTTTTGACTGAGTGTTTGTTTTTTTAGTTGAAGATGAGTTAAGTTGTGGTGCTCTATCTTCTACTATACTATTAGTATTACCATTAACTAACACTTCATTTAACTTTTTTTCAAGTCGACTAAATTTATAATCTAACTCTTCTCTTATTATATCTCTTATTAACTTCTTAAATATATTAACCTTCATTTTAACTCCTATCTGTTTTCTTCTATGAAATGATGATGACTTAAAAAACTAGGTCCATCAATACCATAAGTAATGTTTCCTTCATCATCCTCAGTTGATCTTCTTTCTTCTAATTCTGCTAACACATCTGTTATACTTATTTCAGCTCCTTCAACTGTAAGACCACTTGCTGAAAATAACGGTGAGCCAGTAGAGTCTACTAGTGGTACTGGAACTCCTTGTACTAGAGCGTGAGCATTTTTTAATATCTTTGTCATTATTTCTAAAATTTTTCTTAATTCTTCTCCCAGCACCATTGGTTGATTTTGAGTTTTTGCTGGTTCTCCTAAATAAATATTACCAGAATTAATAACTGAATAACCTTGATTGTTTAAAGTAAAATTTTGTTTAGAACCAAAGTTTATATTTCTGTTTGATGAAACAGTAAAATCACCCTCCCCACTCCTAGCATCAAATGTTATTTTATCTGATGTTATAATTATTTGATTAAATTTTGTTTCGTTACCATCTTCCAATTCACCATAATTATAATCAAACTCCGATTGTTCACCGTCATTACCAAGATTTAACTTAAACAAGGGATTATCGTTTTCACCTAATATATCAGTAGATAATCTATATCCACTATTAATAGTGAAATTTTCTTCCAAAGAACCATTTGACAGCATCGATATTAAAGAACCTTGACTCAATGACTCCTCTATATTATTATTATTGTTACTTATATTAATTAGTGGAAATATATCTCTTGAACCAATTCTAATTGCATTCGAGTGTCTACCCTCAAGCAGAACATCAGAGTGTCTTGATGCTTCATAGGAGATAGAATATAAATCTAAATTACTTTTTCTTTTTTGTAATTTTTTTACTGATTTGTCGGCATATTCAACACCACGACCTGTACTAGTGTCTACTTCATTTCTAAGATATAGTCCTCTGTTTTCTAATTTAGAATCGTAAAAATTAGAATAAGATTGATTTGGATTGTTAAAAGTATTTAAAGGACCAATGTAATAAACTTTTTTTGCTATTTGTGTAAATAAAACGATATCACCTTTGGTTATCGAATCACTTATACCCCTAAACAAAGGTCTTGCCGTTAATTTATTTTTTATTGTAGGTAGAGTGGTTTTTAAAGGTCTTAAGTCTATCATTTGAGACGATTGAGTTTTTTCTTCTGTTTGTTTAGGTGAATCAAAATTGTTAAGGTATACTTTGTTAACGATTCCTAAATTAAACTCTATAGCTTTAGTTGCTAAATCATCAAAAATTCTGCCTAAAGCCATTATGAGTCACCATACTTTTGTCTTATCTCAGACATATCAACAATGTCGTCTTTCTTCTTTTGCAAGTCTTCTGCTACATCTTCAAGAGAAGCCATTAATTGTTCTTTTTCTTCGTCAGACAACAGACTAACACCACTTTCATCAATAGTTTGCTTAGACATTATTCTCTGATATAGAGTTGCTAGTTTAACAAGGTTGTCATCATTTTTAATACCCACATCCATCAGTTCCTTAATAATAGGACCTACAATAGCAATATCTTCGATACCTTGTATGTAACCATGTACCTCTTGGATTAACAAGTCGATTTGAGTTTTCTTTAACTTGTTATTCTCGTATATCTCTTGGGATAAATCAGAGAAGTTCTTATCACCGAATATTTTAATGTCATTATCCATACATATAAATATGGTATGGTTACAATATTATACTAAAGAACCTGTATATCTTAAATTATCTATATGACCTCGTGTGAGAACTTCTTCTTGAATTTTTGGATATATTTTACGAAATGTATTTGTGACTTGTGTTATTTTAGATGTTTTGACATCTGTCATTTCACGAATCATTATATAAATTGCTTTTTTATTAAAATTATCAATGTTATCTTTATTTCTACACAGGTACAATATTGATTCAGCAATATCTCTATCTTGTGACTTTGGGAAAAGTCTTTCTATATTTTCTTCAAAGTAATCTATGGTTTTTCTAAATATATCAGCCGATGGGTTTTTTTCTATTTGTTCATCATCATGACCATGACCATATAACACATCAATATCATCATGAATTTTCATCTTTTTATAGTTAGCATTATTATTTAGGATAAGATAGTTTTTTGCCACTACAGAGAAATAACTAAAAGCTTTACTACCTTTAGTTTCATCAAACTTATGCATGTTGATAACGAGATTAGAAACTACCTCTTCTTGTAAGTCTCTAAACCCATAACTAAAATAACTAAACTTAAAAGTGTTAATTATATTTTCTGCTAACTTAAGAAATGCAGCATGTATCTCTTCAGTATAGATTTTATTTCTTTCTGATGGACTACTAGAGTGATTATATCTTACGATAGCATCATGTACAGGTGTACCAAAATATATTTTACTTTTCTTTTTTCTCTTTTTCATTTTCTTCAACCTCAGTTTCAAATAAATTCTCTAATTCTTGACCAAGTTGTTTTATTTCATTGAAGAAAAAACCAACTTCATCGTCTGATTCAAATGTTCCTTTATCGTCTATTACTTTAAGTTGAAGTTTTATTGATTCTATTGTGTTGCTTATATTTAGTATTATGTTTTCGTATGCATTAATACGGCGTAATGCGTAAAAAGTTACTATCCCTAAAAAGGTGGTAACAATTCCTAATGTAATTGTAATAATGTAATGTAACAATTATGACTCTAGTTCTAATATTTTATTATCTATTAAATCTATGACTTCTATAAGTATTTCGTTTTGGTCTTCTTCATGATGTGTGTCTATTTCTAATAACAAAGCTTTTAAATCCTCTAAAAAGATTATCATCTCCGAGTTCATCATTAAGCATCTCCTACAATTTGTGTTAGTAATTCAAGAACTTGGTCATTAGTAAAATCATCAAGTTCTGATATATGTTTATCTAATACAGAAACCAAATCTTTCATATGACTATTTTCATATTGCTCCATAGTCTTATCATACAACTCTGGATTTTCTATTTCTAATACATCAAGTATTTGATTTATTAAGTCATTAGCATCTGTTAAATTCTTACGAACTTTATAAAACATTTCTTTATGTTTTGATTGTTCTATTTCTAAAGTATCTAACTTGCTAAGTATGAAAGATAATACTTTAATGATTTGTTCGTTGCTTGTTTCTTTGTGTTCCATATATTCATAAATATCTACCATTCAACCAAATCACTTATATTTAAGTATTAAGATTTTAGATTTTAGTACACATCCATCCCAATATCACCTAATGTTTTTAAGTCTTCACGACCATCACATTCAGAGTAATCATCAACAGCAGTATCATCTAATTCACCTTCATTAAAGTAATCAAGATTAACTCTCTTGTTTTCTTTATAGTTAGGAGTAGATGATGACAATTTGTCCATAGACTTCATTTGTCTTTTATCATCTGCCGTTAATTCAAATTGAGAAATATCAATTCTTTTAGTTTTCATTTTTAACCTCTTGTTTTATTGTTTAAATTTTAGGGGCATAGAAGAAAGGAAGAAAGAACTATGCCCCATAAGAACCTCTTATAAATGAGATTCAATTCTTTGAGAACGATAACCTATTTAATTATCCAATACAATATACAAACAAATAACCATTAAGTCAAGCATTATTTTTGAGAACTTGAAACTAAATTGTTAGATACTTGTTCACTTAAAAGTGACTGTATTGTAAAATATAAAGAGGGATTTCGTTTCAACAAATCCTTAAAATCTTTTTGTGGCCAAACTAAACACTCTGTGTTATGTGCGACTTTACAAGTAGCAGTAGCTGGTTTCTCTGTAAGAAAAGACATCTCTCCTACAAACTGACCATCTTTTAATTCAGCTACTTTGTTATCATTAACTAAAATATCAACCATACCATTGTAAATTAAAATTAAATCATTTACAGGTTTACCTTGTTGAATAATTGGTAATGGTGATTTAAATTTTTTCCATTGTGCAATCTTAGTAATCTTTAGAAACTCTACTGGTGATAAACCACGAAACATAGTTTCGTATAATTCTTTTTCTTTTGTTGACATCTTAACAGGTCTCTTCTCATAAATGATAACTGCTATATGATAGATATTAACTAAAACAAATATGATGTTCCAATTTATTGCTAACCACATCGGTTCTACTGGTATGTAAAAATTATAAAGTACAGAGAACAAACTAGCTAGTATAGATAGTATTCTAAGATACAGTATGTCCTTTACCAAAAAAGAAAAGGCAATAAGACCAAAGGCTAAGTGTCCAGCTAAAGTTGCTATGTTCATTTTAGATTCTTTTGAACTCTCTTTACATAAAAGTTATTACTAATATAATTATTAGAATATTTTTTTGTTACTGTAGGACCATGACTATAGGCGGTAAGTGTTGATTCTAAATCATCGAAGTGTTCGTTAAGTTCAGCTAGATATTTTATGCCGACAGTAACATTTACATAAGGATCAAACAAATCTTGTTTTGGTGTTTGAAACTCGGACATGGCCGTTGATGGTAATATCTGCATTAAACCAATCGCTCCACTTGTGGAAACGGCTTTATGATTCCAATCGGATTCGGTTTGTATAACGGCTTTAACCATTTCATAATCAACCCCATACTCCCAACATAGAGCCTCTATATAGATAAGTATATGTTTGAGTTTAGATTTGTTCAAAGAAGATTTTATCCCATCTGCTTGTAATTTATAGGCACTTGGAGTAAATGGCACATTAACCATACGAACAACTGTTTCAGTTTTTGTTTGTATTGGTGTATTAGGCTCAACTATTTCCATATAAGCCATAATAGACAAAGATGTGGTCAATACACCTAATAGGTAATATAGTTTATTTACTGACATTGTATTTCCTTTCTTTATTAATAAATATAAGGTGGCACTTCTTCTTTTAAGTCGTTGACTTGTTGAGGACTAAAGAATTAGTACCACCTTATGAATTATTTTCTAATTTTTTGAAAAACTTTTTTTCTTTTGAGGTCATCATTTGTAATTTAGAAAGGTTATCAATCATTTTACCCTTCTGAATTAATGATATTTTGTCTTGTGAATATAACTCGTTTACTTTGTCTACTGCCCGTTGATAACCATATTCAATAAATTCTTTGACGATTGTTTGGTAAAGTGTTCTATTTTCCATATGAGAGAACTTTTGAAAATTTTTACGAGAGATTTTTTTCTCTGTTGTCTTACTATATATATTGTCATAATAAGATTCTAACCACCTATCCCAACTATTGTCAGCATAAATGCCTTTAGCAGTTCGTCCACCATTAGCAGACCTTCGGTCTAATCTCTGAATATTTCTTTTAGTATCTTCTTGGACAGGTTGGACAATCGCACCTGTTTTGTGTGGATACACGACATGAGCTGAATACTTTTGAGTATCAGAACATTCAAGACAAGTAAACAAACCGAGTTGAACTCTTTTGGAATCTAACTCGGATGAACATTTTCTACAAACTATATTATCGGCTACTTTTAACATTGTATAATGCGTCGTGGTCTTTTTTCTCATTTAAGATAACTTTTTCTATTTCATCTTTAAGATGATATAAAGTACATCTAGCACCATCAATGTAACTCTGTGAATCAGAGTTAGCATTGTAGTCTGGTAAAGTATTCATAGCGTCATCTAACTCACTTTCTATCTCACATAAATGTTCTAGTATCTTTTTATAATTCATTTTTAACTCCTATGAGTGCCCTACAAACTCTGGTATATCTCTATCCAAATCAACTTCTGTATCAAAACCTGTGGTTTGTAAACCATCTACATAACTACCACACATCCTATCGGTCATATCATTTTCTAACCTAGCCATCAACCTCTTGTTACCTTCTGGACTCATCCAATTAGTCCTATGGAACTTACCATTAACCCACATCTCAACCACCTTAATGGCGTTGGATAAAGAGCTAAAACAATATTCCACCTTAACATTGTCATTACCGACAACATATTCATAAACATAAGTCATTTATGCTTCTCCTTTTACTTTGTTAAAAAATTCATCCTTAGTGATACCAAGTCTACCATTGGTTTTCAAACCCCAAGTAAACTCACTCTTTAATTTCTTGTTAGCCAATACATCAACAAAAAACTTATTGGTTGGATTCTCACATACAAAATCGTAGTTCTTTAAGAACCTATCAACAGCGTTCATGTCACTACCTTTGGTGAAATACATCCTCTCATAAGGAAGATTACAAGTGCTCATAGTCAATTTGAAATTCTTGAAATACTTACTATACTCAACACTAACATGATGAATAGTACCACTCCTCTTATTTACCCAATAAGTGTAAGTACCTTCTTTTAGATGTTTTTTCAAATTCATTATTTTATTCCTTTTTTTCACGATAAAATATACACAGAAAAACAATACAAGTCAAGCATTATTTAAAACTTTTTTAAATAAATTTTTCTTGAATGTATTACTTATTTCTTTGATATGTCTACAAGACTTTCTAAAGGCATATCCTTTACAACCACAACTATAGTGTTTGTGAAATGGATGCCATTCAACCCAATAGTGATTACCATTAGAACCATTGACACGCCATTTGTTGTCTTCTACTATACTACCATCGAACTTGTCGATGATATAATCTATTAGTTGTTGTCCCATCATACTAAGTAATTAGGACCTGTCCATCTATAGAACTTACCACCGTCAAAAATATTTCCTCTAGCCCACTTTGCTGGAGCTCTCCAACCAGCAGCTTTGAAGACATCACCTTTTCTATGAGGTATTCCTTTGTGAGCTCCATCTTGATTAGCAATAAAACCCCACACCGAACTACCTTGTAAAACCTTAGTGTATTTCCTACCAACTTTGATATTAAGACTTTCGTTAAAGTCTTGAATAGACCTTAACTTAATGTCTTTGATATTCCCTTTTACAGCATCAGGATTAGTCCAATTATAATAATCATCTTTGATGCCTAACATTAGGTTATTGACAGCATCCCAAAAATCTATGGTTGAATTTTTATTATATACCATAAGCCAACTCCGCTTTCATTTCTAAGTAATCTGTTTCGGCATCTTCCATACCGACATGACTTATTGTTCCCATACCAGACTTACTAACTAATTTTATTGGTTTTGGTTTTTTACCGATGGCTTTATCCATCTCAACGAAGAACTCGTCCATGTCCTTTTTTATTTCCTTTAGAATCAAATTCATTATTTATTTCCTTTTTCTTACACCTAAAGCTACTAATTAAATACTATATGAGTCAAGCATTATTTTTATTTTTTTCTCTATCTTTTTTGGTTTTTTCTTTATGACAAGGTTTACATAGAGTTTGCATATTATCTAACCAATAGTAAGACCAATCCAACTCCTTTTCGGTTTTACCCTTTTGTTCCATCAATGGTTTGATGTGGTCTAAGTCCCACCCTCTTCGAGTACATTGTGTACCACAACTATTACACTTACCTCTATCTCGTAACCATATGTGTTTTCTAGCTTCACCAGAATGATAGATAATCATGTATTGTGTAGCACACTTTTCATGCCAGGTCTTTCTCGTATTGTGAATTCCACTTTCTACAATTTTTTCACCACACCATCGACATATGCCTTTTTCAGAAACATAATAAGAATCTGGTTTTGGTGGTTGTCTAAAGTTACCATCCCACTCTTCTTTTTTTCTACCAAAGGTATGTTTGTGTCGTCTACCAAATCTACTTAATGGCATATATTTTCCTTGAGTGGTGGGTGAGAATCGAACTCACAAATAATGGATTTGCAATCCACCCCCTTAACCATTCGGGCACCACCACATATTGTGGAGCTGACAGGACTCGAACCTGCGACATCCTCCGTGCAAGGGAGGCGCTCTCCCAACTGAGCTACAGCCCCATTAATTAAAAATCACCAGGCGCCACTTGAAAGGTGTTAAGACCTAAGTCTCTCCACATCTTGACAACTTTATCCCTATCATCCACGACAAGAAAGACATCATCGATATCGACAAAGGTATCTAACATCTTCTTCTTTAGGATTTCATCTGGCATAAATCTCATATCGAATGTGGCTGGATTACCATCGGCAATCGGCCATGACTTATCTTTAAACTTATCTGGTCTCATAACCAAAAGGTCAAAGGGTACATCCCACCAAACCAACCAATCTACGGTCGCATCAAAACCTCTATCGTTTCTACCTGAAAAGATAACGATTTTGAATCCATCTTGATGGAACATCTGAGCCATCTTAATTACTGGTTCATTTGGCGTATCCCAATTCTTAATAGAATTGGGAGCAGCAAAGATTTCCCAATCCAACTTACCATTGGGTTTCATAGACTTATCTCTCCTAACATCGATATTAGCAAGAGTTCCATCCAAATCAAATATAACTGTTTTCTTACTCATTTTAACCCCACGCTACAAGGTTAAAGTCTACCCATTTAGTTTTACCATTGAGAAACTGAAGCTTGGTCTTGAGTTTTACCCAAGTATCATTCTTCACTTTACCACCTTTTACATCAACGGCTTTTGCTTGAAAACCATTGAAGAAAACAACCTTGTCTTTCCAAAGTTTGTTTTTAAGTTGTTTAGATTTCATTTTCTTTTCCTTTTCTTAGGTCTAAATATAATAAAGAAAATGTATATGTGTCAAGCAATTTCTTTTTTTAAATCAATCTTTTCTTGTTGTCTTGATTTGCGCTTTTTACTTTTTATCACTTTAGTGGTAGGTATCGGAAAGTTCGACATCTTCGGTTTGTATAGTTTCTTTTTTTTCATTTCCACTTCCACCCATTGTTTATTTGCATTAATACAATAATAAGTATAACACCTAACAATATATAACTCATCTCCAATCCGACCTCAGATACGGTCTGTGCCATAACTCACCTGTATTTGGTAGTCTAATTAGATAATAGTATCTTTCATCTATTATGAACATCTCACTAGCAGAGTGTGGATTGACTATCTCAAACACTATCCTTTCCCTCAGTATTTCTCTAATCTCATCAGAGTAAACTTCAACCATATTGTTGAAACTTGCTGGTTCGATTATCTCAATCTCAATATTACATTGTAAGTCATCACTTGGAACTAAACGATACGGCACCATTTCTAAAGGTGTGTTAGCATTTGGATATGCTTGTCCTTTCAGATTAACACCGAATATAAATGCTAGTATTGCTATAATTATGTGTACCATAGATAATGTTGACTTCTTCATTACCAATTCCTAAAGTAATCTTTGTATAGATAGAATGTTAATGCTATAATTACTACAGCAGTTGCTAATCCAAATTCAATCATCATATTGTCTCCTATGTTGTTTTTTTATTTCCATATTCCTACATCCCAAGGCTCTCTTGGTTTGTAACCTTTTCTTTTTAGTTCTTTTGCGAACTTGGCTGATTGTCTGACAACTAACCACTCTTTAAATCTATGCCATAATTTAATCATTCCAATTATCAACCACACCTTTTATGTATCTAAATATTATAAATATTATTGGCATCCACACATACCATACATCCATTACATCTCTATAATCCATTATCTACTACTCCTATATGCAATTATATCTTCTATCTCATGTTCTTTACCCTTAACATCTTTAAATGTTGTTGGTAGCTCTTCATACTTATATGTTGGAAACTTACCATGTGCTGTCATACTACCAGGTAATCTATATGGTGGACAATCACTTAAATCACATTCGTTCCATTGAAACCAATCGTCTGAACCTTTAATCTGAATCATAGGTTTTGACTCATTAAATAAATATCTTTGTCGTAATGTTATCTTCATTTGACTTGCATCTTTTGTAAACTCTGTGGCACATTCTGTTGTATGTAATGTTGTATTACAAATGCTTCTGCTATATGAGAGAAGAACCAAAAGAATGTAAGTATCGGAACATATATTCTAAAGTCTAATCCCATCACAGAAATTCCTAACCAAGTAAAGAATATCATACCCATTGACTTAGTTAGAAAACTTATACCAGTAAATCCTAATGACATAACACTACCTCTAGCAACCACAACATACACACCTAAAGCTAGATGTATTAAGTTAAGAAAAGAAGGTGCTATAACTCCCATTAAAAAATATTCTGCTATCATTTAAATAACCTTTTCTATTTAATTACCATAATATACGAAAAAAAATATATTTGTGTCAAGTGTTTTTTACAACAATTTTAGTTATTTATTAATGGTAGGGGAAAGTCTCCTACCTTTTTCCTTTAACTAACGGAGAATAAACATGAAGGAAGTAATAACAATGGTCAAAGGATACATAGATGACATAGCTCATCTTATGATGTCCTTTGTAGCCATAGGTGCTATATCTGAAGTAATCTTTGGAACTGGTGTCTTTGGTGTCAAAGTTATTGGAAACCTAACATCAATTATCAGTACATTCGGTGAGTCCGGATTTGCTGGACTTGTCGCTTTGTTGGTGTTGGTGGGTTTATTTCGTAAGTAGGTAAAGATAAAAAGGGATGACATACCTACTTGTGTCATCCCTTCGGTTATAAACTCTATTTAAATAATATAGGTAACTTATATCTTACTTTAACTGGCTTTCCATTTTGTAACGCTGGTTTAAATTCCAAACACATTACTTTATCTATTATTGCTTCGTTTAACTTAATATTAAAAGTATCTACTATATTGGGTTCTGTAACTTTACCTTTTGTATCCACAGTAAACTCTACTAATATATTACCAACAAAAGACATCGTGTCTAAATGTTGAACATCATAGTAGCTTAGATTAAAAGGTTTCTTTACTTTAGGATATTGACTCTTACCAACGGGTAAGTTTTGGGCTATCAACGAGCCCATGAGTAACAAACATAACAAGACTCTCATTGCTCTTCTCCTACTTTGTGAGGGTTTTTAACTATCGCTTCTATAAGTAAATATTAAACATTATAAAATAATATAACAATATAGTGTTAGTTTTTTATGAGGATTTATAATATGTGTTAATATTTTGTAAATAAAAAAAGCTATAGGTAAAAAATTGACGCCAAAATTTACGCCACCTTAGCCGGGCTAAAGCAATGCTTTAACAGCATGGAAAACCGAATGAAGATTAGGTATATAGCGATAGGGCTGGAAAAGGAATAACCAGCCCCTTAAAGTATCGCTTTAAATGTGAGCCACCCACCTCGGAGGCCTTTTAACTTATGTGGTTTCGAGTTGCTCTGTAGCACATAAGAACCTCGGAGGTAGGGTGGATATCTTTAGAAAGGATTCACTTGGTCGACATCGTTGTCCTCTATGTCGTGGTCGGTGAAGAGTTCTTCGTCACTACCATCAGACACGAACTTCTGTACTATCTGTTTGACAAAGGTTCTCTCACTATCCACACCACCAGTAGCGTCATACTGAGGGTAGATGGTGATGTCAGCAGCTTCCATTAGATTGAAGCCGTCAAACAGTAACCCAGCAATCTCTACTGAGGTTCTTGTTGACACACCACTCGTTATACGAGGGTTATCTGTCGCAGCCTCAGTACGAGTCAAATGGGTAATGGACGATATATTTTTTAGTTCACTTTCATCCACAGTAGGAAACATATACTTGAGTAAACCGAGCTCTTCTTCATCGTTCAATAAGTCCATCTCGATAACGGTGAATCTATCCATTAGGGCTTTATCTAACTGTCTAGTAGCCGTGTATTCATTACCTATATTAGCGGTCGCAATAAAAGTAACTCCATCAGCCACTTTAATAGTGTCTTGACCATCAGACTCGTCTAACCTTAAGTATCTCTGACCATAGTCGAGAACAGTCATCAAGATATTCCAAGCGTCAGGATGAGCCCTTGTTAACTCGTCAAGCAATATCACGGCATTAGGTGTTTGAATAGCCTTAACGAATAACGACTCTGAGAAGTAAGTTCCTTTACCTTTGTCGAAATGAACATTACCGATAAGAGAAGCTCTCGGGTCTTGTGTCGCACCCAAGTTAAAGTAAAAGTCAGGCCTATCGAGGGCATTGACCAATGACTTAGCCGCCATAGTTTTACCACAACCGGCTTGACCAGTCATCATTATATTCTTACCTCTAACGGCTGACCTAATAAGGTACTTCCATTTCAGCTCTTTCATGACCAAACCAGTCGGTTTTAGTCCATATGAGTTAGAAATGAAGTCAACGATTTCATCGTGACCATCTGGTATCTCTACATCGGATGGGGCATCAGGTACATGGGATACTGCACCAAAGTTCTCCATCGGTACTTTCCACCAATAGATACGACCACCTTTACCCTCTCGACATTCTAATGCCATACCGGCATTATACGCACCTTTCCTCGTGCCAGTCCTAATGAACGAGGTTAATTTATTTCCATCACTATCCCAAGCATTAAATCGATTACCCGATTTAACCACTTGAACGACAGTTCCGATAGTTGGTTTATTCATAAAACTCCTTTTTTTCCTTTTTTTAACACCTTAACTTACACATAATAATCATTAAAGTCAAGCATTTTCTTCAATTATTTTTGGGACGCCAGAAGTATTTCTACTAGCAGTGACTCTTAATCCTAGTCCCTAATTGTAGTGTGGTGGGGACTTGAACCCCACAGCCGTACCGAGTGTGCTACTCATCGAGATACTCAGGCAATCACTCCCTTTTTCTCTTCGACTCCACTAGGCTAGATAGGTGATTAATCCATCCAATACCCTTCACACCAACCTCTTTGGGAAGGTGGGGACTCGAACCCCACGAAAGCACCCTTATCATCCCTCAAGGATACCTAAATATAACACTAAAAACCAATACAAGTCAAGCATTTTCTTTCACTTTTTTCATCTTTTTTTCACTTTTGTGCGGTCGCAATAGGGTAATGAATCCAAAAGCTAGCTTGACGCCTATAGTCGAAATATAACACATATCTAGCACAAAGTCAAGCAAAAAGTGATAAAAAGCCATGTAAAAAAAAGTTTTTTCAAGTGTGTGTGAGCACTATATGTCGTAGTCTGTCACATAGTCGGTAATCAGTAGATTTGTCAGAGAGATAGTATTATAGATAGGACAGATTCCCCACCATAACCCACTACTAACCTATTTGATTAAGTATTATATTGTATATTTGATGTATATCCCTCGATAGAGGGTAAAAAGTGTTATAAATAACAAAGTGCTAACTATTAAATATGTCTCTATTTAACTCTTTGGCAAGTCGGTAAAATACTACCACACCAATGATATAAAGTGTAATCTCTATCATGATTTAGTCTCTTCTTCATAGTTCAGTATGGCTATTAATTCCATTACTAATTCTCCATACTGAGGATATTTAGCAAGTGCTTTTAAAAGTTTTTCAATGTATATGGTTGGTACATGTTCTAACTCAGGATACTCCATTAACATTTTACCCGCATGAAAAAAACTATCTATTGCTTCCTTTACTTCTTTTGGATGTTCACCCTTTATAATTTTCTTACCATCTATATAATCAGTAATGAGATTATTGTAATATTCTCTTGTTATTTCTTTGTCGTCCATATCTTTCTCTTATCTTCGGAACTTAGTCTTTTAATACGATACTCTTCTTTGAGAGCTTCACTTGCTGTAAAACCTGACTTACGCCATTTTAACTCAAATGGAAGTCTACTCTTTACATACTTACTTCCCTTACCACTTGCATGTTCTTGCATCCTTCTATCTAAATCTCCCTTACATATACCCGTATAAATTGATTTATCACTACACTCCAACATATACACAAACCATTGAGCAACCATAGGTTTCTTTGTAAACGGGTCTTTTTTAATCTTTTCATTATTCATCATATTTAATTTATCCGTTGCACTTAATAGACCTAAATGGTCTTTTATGTCAAGTAAATCCGATTCTATTTTATCCAACCTCTTCATTACCTTTTCCATTTCTTTATAAGAGACAACTCCATGACCATAGACCTTATGTGGTCGTTTAAGTATACTCTTGATATCTCTAAGAGTTTTCTCGACATTAAGTTTTGGTTTGATTTCTTTTAACTTATCCCAACTCATCTTTACTTCTATCTCTACGATTAGCCCAATACACCCATAATATAACCAAAATGATTGGACTTACCAACACACCCAATATCACTAACAAAAAGCTAAACATCCACATCCCTTTCATCCCAATAGCGGTCAAAAAGGTCTTCTTTGCTCGTATCATCCCAATCCATCCCATAATTAAAATAGTCTCTTATATAACTATCTATATCGGAACGATTAAAATAAAGTCCACGAATGTTTGGTGGACGAGTCTTTCTATAATTCTCTTGGTCTTGGTTGATTCTTTTCCAAAGATAATAACCCAATTTATTCGCGTTTCGCATTAGTCCACTTACCCTTTGTCATGATTACTTCACTACTTGGATACCAATGACCAACACCTGTATCTCCACCTTCCATCACAAATGTCATTTCCACGCCATCAATAGTTTTTCTTTCTTGAGCATAACCACGCCTTTCTTGTTTAACAAGATATTGTCCTAAACTATCAAATGTCTCGATAACATAAGTACAAGGATTCCGCTTTGTCATTTTATAACCTCTTTTATTTTTACTTTAAATTTCAATTTTATTCATCATCTCAACCTTAACCTTAACTTAAGTCCTAAGTTGACTCGCAACCATACCTAAGTTGACTAGTAAGAGATTCAAATTATCACTAAATTCTTTTTTTGTAGTTTTTTTATTCATCATCATCATCCCAACTTGGCAAATTCATCCCCAAGTCCCATATGATTTCATCAAGTGACTTTAAATCACTATTGTGTTTGCCCTCATGAAAATCATCCGCAAAGTGTTTTAACTCATTCATGTCTTTTTCATCAAACGGATCGTCTTCATTGTAAGGATAAAGGTCATACATTTTGGAATAAAAGGGCATTATCATTTCATTGTATTCGGGATGTAACTTCATTAAATGCTTGATACAATACATCATACGAACCCAATCTTTAAATTGAATTTGAATTGGTTTATGCAACTGCTATATTTTGACTTAAGATAGATTTTAATAAAACTTCTTCGTAGTCATCCTTTTCCATTTCTTTTAAACCCATTTGAAATAGATTATTTAATTGTTCGTCATTCATTGAAGATACAATATGGTCAATCGCATCATCAAGTGATTTACGAGCTTCTTCGGGCATTTCTTCACAAGAAGCAGCAATTAAATTATCTATAAGTTCGGGTAGTGTCATAGTAACTCCTTATTAATAAGTATGATTAAATTTATATATACAACCCACGAAAAAAATTTCCCAAATTTCTCACTCATCCTTCTTCTTACCCCACCTTAGAAAGTCAAAAATTTCTTTAGTAATCTCTTCATGTTCACCGTCCCAAGAGTATGTTTTTCTCATTTGCTCAACATGCTTCTTAATCATTTTTTCAACGATTTTTCGACTTTTTCGCGAATGTAAAAGAAAACTCATATTATTTCTGAAGGAACTTTTGATTCATTGTTTTTGCAACATTCATCATGTTAGTACAATCGATGAAACTCGCATCCTTACCATACATTTTCTTGAAAGTATTTTCGTCATTCTCACTTCTGTAACCCTCAGAGATAAAGTAACTCATGATTTTGATTCCATTATTCTTCATCATTTTTACCATTCTTCTAGCGTGGTCAATGGCTCTATCACCAGCATAATAAACATCGTGACCAGTATATCTTCTACCAGTAGAGAACCAAGGAGCCCCATCTGAATAGTTGATGAAGTAGTTATCCTCACCATTTGCACCTTGTAACCACTTCTTCATGATGGCTTCGTAACATAGTGACTCAGGAGTAACTCCACCAGGTTGAAGAGCCTTCCAAAGAGTTTTGATTTTTGATAACTTATCTTTCTTACTATTGTAAACAATCACTACAACCGGCTTATCTTTGTTAGTCCACCTAACATCAACAGTAACATGAATATTTCCAGCCATGTCAGCAGCTTTTGCCATCGCAACAGCAGACTTAATGGCTTTCTCAAACTTTCCACCACTCATAGAACCACTCCCATCAATCGACAAGTGTAAGTTAGCTTTGTTGTATCTTTCTTTCTGAATCTGTGAAAAGACATTCTCATTACCAAAACCCAACTCCGAGATTAATCTCTTGTTGATTTTACCTGTGTTTTGTCTTGTGAAAATCAAGTCTTTCTCTTCACCACGAATCTTAAGTTTTCTACCTAGAATCGCACCAAGTCTGAAACCCTCATTGATGGCCTCAACCATTTTTGAACCACCACTCCAATAATACTCATCATAGTATTTGTCATCAAGAGAACGAAAGAAAGGAAAGGCACCACTTTCAATAAGTTCTTTAGTAAGTGATGGAATCACAACAGTTCCAACTTTACCAATTCTACCATCTCCAACCTCGACCAACTCTGTATTTGAGTTTGATAGGGCATTGACAATCTCTGAATCTTTCTTTGTCAAAGTAGACTTTGGAGTTTGACCATCTAAGAACTCTTTTTGTTTATCAAACATATTCTGAATTTGTTTTTGTTGTTGAGGAGATAACTCTTCACCATTTGACTCAGTAGGATTTCCATCATTAGGAGTCATCTGAGCATCGCCAGTATCAACCTCAGTTCCATTACTACTAGAACCACCCTCAGACTCTTGATTTTCCCCATTCTCGGTGTTTTCGTTGTTACCCTCACCATTACCATCTTCAGGTTGTTGGACACTATCTACAATCTTAAAGACAATCTCACAAACAGACTTTGCCAACTGAATGGCGTCATCAGTAGACTTTAGTCTTGAGATGTTTTTCATATTAATTATTCTGTAAATGTCACTAAGTCTTGGAAGAGCCGTAAAATCAGTAGCCTCATTAGTGAAGTTGACAATTCTAAACATATAAGAATCTAAGTCTAACTCACGATACATCTGTGAATTAAGACCTTTCGCAACTTTCTTACCATTGAAATACTTGTTGTAAAGACTATGGTAGTAACCCTTGTAACCAGGCGAACCTCTGAAAACGATGTTATCGACTCGTCTATCCTCAATGTAGTTGATTATCCCACGAAAGAACTCCATCTTGTGGTGGGTTAATTCAAACTCTCTAATTTTGTAAGTGTTACGAGCATCAGCAAAAGCATTGAAATCAGAGTAGGCTATGTGACTACCTTCATGAAGAGCCAGACCAACTACATGGTCAAAGTTCTTCTCATTGATATTCGCACCGATAGTAACAGATTTACCATCAGTAAAAGAATCACCACGAGAGGGGAACTTGACAGGAATGTTTTGACCACTTACGATACGAACAAAGTTACCGATTGCCCTTTTGTGACCGGCAAGAGCAATATGGTCTTTACCTTTTTTTACTGGTTTGTCATCGATATCAGACAACAAGTCATCAATCAGACTTGTCCTACGATTGTCAAACCAAAAATCTGAATATTTACTCACTCAAAAACTCCTTTCTAATTACACTTAAAGCTACTAATAAAATACTATATAAGTCAAGCATTATTTTCACTTTTTTTAAAATTATGGTAAAACCCTTTTATTAAATTGTTTGAATAGTTGGTTAGCATACTTAGCCTGTTTAGGTGTTAACTTACCTTTGGCATGAACTCGTTTAGTTATACTGTCCAAGAACTCCATTTTCTCATATTCATACTGACGAGTATATCCACATTTCGTTAATAAATATTTAAGTTTAGTTATCTTGGATAACATCGCTTCTCTTTTCCTCTTTATATCAGGATCACCATAAGTTCGGTAGGTTGCTGCTGCGGTTTGGATGGAATCCAACATCTTTGGTGTTATTTTAAAATCACTAACTAACTTTCTGTGCATTTCAGATAAAAACTGATGATAACCGGTTGGTAAGGTTCTCGTGTACTCATTATCATTTAACAAGTCTCTGAGGTCTTTTATTTCTCTTTTATATCTCTCTTTGTTCGTCATATATCTAAATTTAACTCTAAATACAAATACGAGTCAAGCATTTTCTCGATTTTTTTTCCAATATTTTGTAGCTTCTAATTTTCTATAAGCTGAACCTAATGCCTCTCTTGTGGCAATACTCGTTATAAAACAAGGTGCGTCTTTTCGTGTTAATACATCGTTTGTTTTTCTTTTGTCGTATGGATTGAAACAGACGGCTTTCAGATGTCCCAAATCTATTTTCTTTAAACTTTCATTAATAAAATTCTGATAGTTAACGACTGTATAATTACCATGATAGTCGGTGTGTAAATACATAGCCGTAGTGAAGTTATCGTCTTTATCAAATTTTTTAATTGACTCAAAAATAGAGCCCTCTTCAGGATTGTAAAATTCAATTAGTAGTTTATTTGTCTTTCGTTCAGGTGCCAAAAATGGACAAACAGGAAAACCACCAAAGTCATCGTTTGGTGTTTCCAACCAATCCATCCATTCTTCTAATTTTTCTAAGACTTTTTGTTTATCTATGTGAATATTGACCAAACCTTCTCAATAACCAAACCTACAAAACCTACTCCGATGATACCTCTCCACTTTTGTGAATTTTCTCTAAACCTTGTATTCTCTTTTGTTTCAGCCCATAATCCTTCGTGTGGATTAAATAGGTTTTCTTTTATAAAACTTAATGATTCATCTGTTTTTTGGTGAGCTTTTTCCATGTCGTTTTTTAAATCAACAAGGTCTTGTCGCATGTCGTCCAATTTAAGATGTGCTATCTCTAACTGTTTTCTGTCGTGTTGGTTCATAACTATAAATATACCTTTATTTTGACTTCGTTATATTTTCTCACATGGAATATACAAGTTATTTCTTTTCCCATATCCAAATTGGTTCACAAAATCTCTTGTCTTTGTTCTTCTCTACCATCTCTAAGGTTTTCTCTTTAAACTGAGTATTATCCTTGGCAGTTCCAGCTCCACCAGAGTTTGGTCGTTTTGCCATCTCCATTCCAATACAACCTATGTATTCCATATCTCTGTATTCATCAAGAAACTCATTCATCGGGTCACATATCTTTAGGTATTGTGCACCACCTTTGGTTTTTGCATTTACATCTGATATATTGACACATAACTTACCACCAGATTTTAATGTTGGTAACATATTGTCAAGAGATTTCTGAAGAAACTGATAGTTCCAACTATCTATGTCTTTGTATCTAACCCAACTTTGATTATCATCTTCACCATATCTTTCTATATTGAAATAAGGTGGTGATGTAAATATAATATCAAAGGTATCATGATATTCATTAAAGTTGAAATCTTCAGCCGCGGCAAGATGAAACTTAGTCTTCTTTTTATTTTCAAAGAATGTCAAATGATTATCGTAATATCTGGCTTGTCTTTCGTAAATAGGATGATTCTCTTTACGAGGATCTACACCAACATACAATTCGGTATTCATACTGGCATAGAATCCAGCCAACCTATCACCCCAACCCATTGAAAAATCCAATACATTTTTTACATTGAAATAATCATACATAGCTTTTGCCACATTTGGTTTGAACTGAGAACAAATGTATTTACGAAGTCCAATCATAGTCCTTAATATAGACCTATCTATCTTGGTTAATTTCAATGAATAAGCAGCACCCATCAAACTCTTCATAAAATCAAATGTTTCCCAAGTCCTTTTGGGTCCTGGATAGGAACTTGATTCAACCGACCATCTGTTTTCTTGTTGGAAATAATTACTGGCTTTATTACCTATGTTATTTCTCGCGAAGTACCATTGTGAACCTCTGTAATCTAAAGGATAATCATAACCCTCTTCACTTCTAGCAAACCACTCACCTTCTCTCAAAATGTCATGAACCCAAGTTCCTTTCAACTTGTTGAAGTCTTTACGACAATCTTCTTCGGTCATCTCCATAGTTGGCATTGGATAAGTCATAGCGACAGTTGCCAGAGATTCCTTTACATCATCTTTGTCGAATGTATCCTTTATGTAAGTCCATTCTTTTTCATCGATGTGAAGATATGGTTCTTGGTTTTTAAACTTATCAAAGTAATCAAGATACACCATGTAACTCCATATATTTTTTTACGGCAAGTTCTTTGTGTTTAGCCTCTACCATGATATCAACATCATTACCATAAGTATCAATATAATCGTAGACATAATCAGAATGGGCTTGAGGTCTAATTGACTCGTCAAGTCGTTCCTTACTGCGACTCTCGCTATAATGGACGACTGGTGTAATACCTTTCGGCCAAGTTGATATAGCCAACTCCAAAGCTTCTTTCTCTGTGAGTCCACCATCGCAAAATCTGTGGTGATGATAATCGAATACAATAGGAATACCGATATGTTTATATACTCCATAATACAAGTCCTTTACTGAATACATTGATGCTTTGTCATCGTTCTCTACAGTCAAACGAGTCTTAACTGAATCTGGTAATCTGTGAAAGTTCTCACAGAATCTTTTCATAGAACTTTCTTTATCACCATAAGCTCCACCGATGTGTATGTTGATTTTGTTGTATGGTGTTCTACTGAGATTCATCATATCAAATGTATCACCATGCATCGTCAAGTCACCAACACAATTTTCAACGACATGTTCATGTGGTGATGTCAATACATTGAAAGGACCTGGATGACAGGTTATCCTAACACCATGTGTCTCTACCTTTATGCCAGCAGAGCGTAGATAAATTTTCATTTTATCCAAATCTTTTAAATCTTCCCATTCGTATTCAGACTTCCAAGGTGCAAGTCCACTTGTAATACGAAAAAACTTGTAACCATTAAGTATGTTCCAATCAATAATCTTATCTAAATCCATACAATTTTTAAGTGCGACTTCACTCGCATAATCAACACCTTTACTTTCAAAGGTTCTTTTAATCATACTACGACCTGTTGTGATTGGTTTTACTCCCTTTTCTTTACCACCCCACTTTTGTGGATATGATAATTGCATGTTGATACACGCATAACCTATGTTCATAATAAGTTACTCCATTTTTTTAGTTTTTTAAGTTTTATTTTTTTTCGTTCATCTAAATCTTGTTGGTTCAACAAACCTTGTTCCATCATCAAATCTATCATTAATAAAACATCACCAGCTTCCTCTATTAATCTAGGATGATTTTTATAGTCCTCGCATCTAATAGCTTTAGAACAAGCCTCTATCAATTCACCACATTCTTCCATCGTAATAACCATCAGTTCTGTATTGTAATCTAGTTTTTTATTTATCAATACTCTGGTCTCCTCCCAAAATCATTCTTTTGTATTCTTCTTTTTAGGTGTTTTTTATATTGATATAATAATATATAGTTTTTTATTGACTTAATCAAGCTTTTAATCACCGAATAGCTCCTTAAATGCTTGATTAGCAGCTTTTGATTGTTCTGATTTCTTCTTTACCTCTTCTTCTTTCTCTACTTTGATATCGTGGTCACCTCTTGCCCATTCATCGTTTTCAATCTTACTCGCCATCATATCAGCCTGATGTAATATATAAGGTATGTTTGTTTTAAGTTGTCGGTCTTTAGAATAACTTATATAATAACTTTTATTAGCTTCTTCATACAGACCATCGGTTAGTCTTAATCCAAGATACTCATTTTCTGTCATCTGAATACCGAAGTGTTGTAACAACCAAATAGCTCTATCTGTTACCGTCATGAATTGTAACTTACCATTGTGTTTGTAAATCAACCCTTGATTTTTTCTATGCCAGTCTGAATCGTTTGGTGTGTAGTAATCCTCTGATAAATCACCAACTTTACCTAAGTCGTGATGAAGAGCAGCAAAGATAAGTTCCTCTTTGTCAAAGTCATCAATGGTCGCACCATTTCTACCCCAAAGGTCATATATTTGAACGACTAAATCAGTAATATGTAAAACATGTTCCACATACCCACCGGCGTGAGCATTGTGAAAGTGTTCTTTTCCACTTGCTGGTGCCAACATCATCCTTTCTTCAAAGTAATCATACATCTCTAACAACCCCTCCAGCCTTTCGCCGGAGAAGTTGTCGTTGATTATTTGTATGAGTTTATCCCAATTCTCTTGGATTTGTTCAGGTGTTAGTTCTTTCATTCTTTACTCCTAAAATGTTAGTGGGTGTGGTGTTACGATATACCCATTGTTATTGTCATTTGGTTTTAACTCACCTGTAAATGTGGTTAACTTTGAAACAGCTTCCAAGTTTATCTTTGTACCAAACCTACTTGTCTTTCCAAAATCAAGTTCATCTACTTTACCATAAGACACATAGAAATAATCAAACTCAGGAGTATAACCTACAAACAAGAAATAACCTGTCTTAGGATGACGACTGATAAACTCAACCTTATTCCCATTCTTGATTTGACATGTCTTTATCTCAATACCAGCATTATGTAATGGAAAAGATATGTCATAGATTCCATTGTCTTTAGGATCGTAAGCGACAGCCTTATTAGACTCAGATGAACGACTATTGATAGAATCTGTTACAGCGTTAGCAAACAACTCATGCACAAGACCACCAACGATATTCTGTTGGATGTTTCTGAAACCGTATTTAGTCTCTCCTTCAGTATCAGTAAAAGTAGCATCACGAAACATGGTCATCAGATTACTGACTCTATTAATTGAATAAATAACATGACTATTGTCTATCGCATTTTCTAATATCTTAGAAGTGTGCATGTACTGAGCATTCTTCTTGTTCTTAGAATCATCAGATTTAGCAAAACTCACAGCTTTAGCGATGGATAAATTGTTACCACCATCAGAAAATATTCTAGCGACTAAATCAGGTCTATCATATCCTTTGGGAGTGTCATATGTTTTATCAGTTAGCAGCTTCAAGTTTTTATAACTATATTTGTAACTCAACTGAGCAGCAGAGCAGATTTGTTTAACAATATGTTCTGGACATGAACCATCATTTTCATTTCTATACTCTTCAATTGCCGTCTGAACACTATTCCATTGTCTTTCAAGATTAGATGGTCTACCCATATTGGCTGTCATCAGTCTCATTATGTTTTGAAATTTGTTCTTTGGTTTCTTGGTTTGACTCCAAATAATTGGAGTCTCCGTATAACCTAACTCTTTAATAGCCGCAATCCGAGTGTGGCCTGACTTAATCTCAAGAGTTTTTGGATATACTATTGGTGGCTCTATGAGTCCATCTTCTTCGATTTGTCTTTGCAAATCCTTGAAGTAGTCTTCATCCGCACCCCCATATATTTCAATATTGTCCTCATCTGGATTGAGGTCATGAATATTAACTATATCATCATATCTCTCTGTGCCTTCTGTGATGATATCTTTTACTTTTTTACTTTTCGACATTATTTCGTCTCCTAGTTATGTTTATTATCTACGGTGTCTCTTGGGTAGTCTCTTAAATGACTACGATAGGCGACACCTTACTTTAACCTATTTCTATAATATACGGTAAAATACCATACATGTCAAGTCTTTTTTAAAAAAAGTCATGTTTTATAGTTTTTGATGATTCATAAGCTTCTTTCAACTTGTATCTAAACTCCACGAATGTGTAGTCTAACTTTTTACCATGTTTACCCCAAGGTTTCATATTCTCGTTATGGATGTATACAAAATCAGGATACTTTTCCATCAACTTCATATGTTCTCTTTTATGTAATTCTGGATCTCTGATATTCTCTAATCCACCCTCTCCCCACATTTCGCTGTGTTTTGGGAACTCGTCACTCACTCGGTTCTTATAACCTCTGACAATACAATCTATCATGAATCTACTGTCCTCACCAACTTGACATAAGTCCCACTCTATATCGTCTATAAACTTTGATAGTTCATTACCATCAATCATAGTCGCTTGAATTATATCTTTATTCTCCAAGTATGCCTTTCCTGGTGGTAATCCTGATGACTTATGTCCAATGTGCATTATGTTCTCCTCATCCATCCAACTATGGAACAGAGTAAACATCTCGTCTAAATCATCTTTGGTACATATTCTTTTGGACACATCCATGTTCGGTTCTTTACCAAAATATTTAGCGTTCCTTCTATGTAAAATAACATCATCATCAATCATGTAAAATCTCTGTTTACCAGCATCTCTACAGATTAACTCTCTTGTTTTAGCGATACCAATATTATCACCAACCACCAAATATTCTACATCGTATTTATATTCATCCTTCTCTTGTTCTTGAACCACCATAAACACTTTCTCTTTATACTCGTCTGGTAAATTATCAAATGTCATTTGGTTATTCGGTCTACGAAATGTTGGTATATAAATTTTATCAATCATTTTCACTCTCCCCCCAAACCCAATGATAAGTGGGTGTGGCATCATCAATATCATAAACATTAGAATCTTCCATAAGTGCCCTTCTATATGGCGTCCAAGTTATACCACCACCCCACCTTAGTTTTTGTATTAATTCTCCTTTGGTAATACCATGAGATTCTCTAATCATTCTTTTTATATCTTCTATCTTCTCTGATTTTTTTAGATTAGGTAATCTACTGACTAATTCATCTATGTATTCTGACATCTCTTCCATGCTATATCTAAACAACATGTTGTTTCTCATCCAATCTAATCCCCTATTTCCCATCTCATTACGATGGTCGTTGTCATCCAAGTATTTATTTAATAACTCTATAGCTTGACTATTTGTCTTAAAAAACTCAGCGTTAGATTGTAGTTCCTTGTAATATAGTTCATCATACATAATATAAGGTGTTCCGTTCATCAAACCATCAGTTGTAGCAACACTCCACCCACCATACTTTTGTTTAGGTGATAACCCAACACGACAGTTACTTAATTTTTCGTAATAACCAGCCTTCTCAAATTTATCAGTAATAACATAATCTCTATTAGGTTTATTTAATAGTGGTATCCACACCTTGAAATCTTGTCTTTGCTCTCTTAACTCATCTACCACAGACATGAAATTATTGAAGTCCTTATATTCTTCTGGTCTATGATTGAACACGATTATTTTATCAGTATTTTCATTTGTCTTTTCAAGTATATCAGATTCTTTTACACCAAGATACTGAACCCGCAATATCTCATCTACTTTATCTATGGTATCTTGATTGAATGTATCCTTCATCTCTGTCAATACCAATTGTTTTTGATACTCGGTATTTAGATAACATCTATCATACTCCAATAGACCAGTTATATTTTGATTAAACGAACTGACTTCCCATGTTGCTGTATT